TTGGAATACCAAGCGATGCGCGACATAGTTCCTCCTACTTGTGCTTGGTCAGGCGACCGTGGCACTGACGACATAGTACCCGAAGCCGATGCTCTGGTGCAAGAAGCGGTCCGCCTTTGCTGATCGGGTCAAGATGGTCAACGGTCAGGTTGCGGGCTGTGCCGCAGATCTCGCACCACGGACGCTTGCTCCTGATCTGGCTGCTCAGCTTCTTCCAGGCTGGGTCGAGGTAGGGGTTTGGCTTGTTCTCCTTCCATCGGCTCATCGCTGCTGCGCGGTGCGTGGCACATCGGTTGCCCACCGTGGTGAGCACGCCGCAGTCAAGACAGGGCCGCTGGAAGGTCACGCCTTTGGGAAGTCTGGTAGTGGGATGGTCGGCGCAATGATGCGCGCCAGCTGATCAACCGCTCGTTCGGTGGCGTTCTCGTATTGCGGCTCAAAGACTGCCCAAAGCACCTTGCCCATTGCGTCCTCAAGCGCCTCAACGGTCTGATCGAGCCGAGCGGTGACCAGGTGCAGGATCTCGTGGACGAGCACCTCGCGCTGTTGCTCTGGCGTCTGCTTCCAAAAGTCGTGAGAGACGCGCAGTTCTGCCGTGTGGTTCTGCTCGTGCGGGTTGATGTCAGCCCACGCGTCTACGTCTGAAGCCTCTCGCGCAACGCTGACCTTCCAATTGGCAACGTTCAGCGCGGTCTGGAGGTCGGCGACGTACGCCTCAAGGTCGTCCCATCGGTCGCGCTTCGTCGCCATCAAACCTCCTGCTATCTGGATGCCTGCTGGCGGGAGGACTCCACCAGCAGGCGAGCGCCTAGTCTACTCGCTCACCTTGTAGGAGTCTGTGCGGCAGGTCACCTCAAAGACCAAGCCGTTGACCTCCTTGACGCTTGCGTCAATCGCGCCGATCAAGCCACACGCCTTACAGACCGCAACCACGTCTTCGGTCATTGCCTTGCCGTCAAAGTTGTTCGGATGACGTCTGCGTGCCTCCTGCTCGTCAAGCCCTTCCTCGATCATCGCAATCTGTCCGTAGGTAATCGGATGCTCTTCCCAGGTAAGTACGTGTCCAAGTAGGTCTTCGCTCAGGATGCTGCTGATCTTTGTTGCGCGCTCAATCCACTCGCCCTGAATCGCGGCGTATCGCTCTTTCGTGACGCCTGGCTTCTTTGCCGGCTTCTTGACCTTGCGCTCTGCTGGAGTGCGGAATCGGTACAGATCAAGCGTGCGCCATCCGTCGTCCGCAATCTCGCCAAACAACGAGATGAATCGCTGCTCAACTTCCTCTGGCACGCGCCGTTCCTCGGCAACGTATGCGTAGCAGCTCCGGCGTGAGATCTTGAGCGCCTTCGCAAGTTCCTCAATGCGTCCCTGCGACGACTTGTGCGGCCACGTGTTCTTTGCGACGGTCTTCATCCAGTCGCCACGGATGCTGCGAACAGTAAACACGCGCCCTCCCCTCTAAGTCCCTGGTTGGATCTCCTCGATTATGACGCGTACGACGCCAGTATGCAAGCCACGCAGCACGCTGAACGCCCACGGCGAAAGGTCAATGGCGCGGCTGCGCGCAGTCCACGGCTTTTTCAAGTCCTTCTTGCAACGCTCGCAGTGATCAACAACGGCGACGACGACGCACCTGCTCGGCTCGTCTGCGCGGCAGACCTTCAGGGAATACACATCGTCCTTCCAGCGGAATGCGCCAACGGCTGCATAGAACTTGTAGCCAGCGCGCGTGTACCACGTTGTCTGGCTGCCCTTTGGGTGGTAGTTCGCGCTGTACCAAGAAGCCACTCCCTGCACCGGCACGCCACTCTCTGTTCGGTTTGGAACGCTTGGATGAACTGCCAGCGCGATTGCCAGCAGGATGGAGATCATCCCGCTTCCTCGTTTGGCGCGACGAACCAGTCGCAGAAGTCGTCAAGGTCGAGGATGATGACCGCCCGACGGCGACCACCGCCAACGCCTGGACTGTCGCCAATCACAAGGCCGCGCAACTGATCGCCCTTGACCGGCACGCTCTGCAGCCAGTCCCACTGACGTTCGCTGAACGATCCGCCAACCTTGCACTGCACTGCCATCCACTCATTGGCAACGTCCTGCTTGCCGCCGAACTGCCCAACGCGCTGACCCTTCAGACGCTTGGCGATCTCGCGCTCAAACGCGTTGCCACGAGCGCGGCTGTTCTTCCCCTTGCGGCTCTTCTCAGGGTCAATCATCTTCTGGATGGCTTGGTCTTTGTAGTAGCCCATCAGATCAGCCTCGCCAGAGCTGCGGTGCCGCCGTCGCTCAACGTAAACCGGCTTGGCTGCAACTCCATCACGCCGTGCTTCACAAGGTCAGCGTTGGTCTTGCGGTTGCCGATGCCTTCGTACAGGAAGAACCAGCCGTCAGGCGCGATCGCGTCTGCATAGCGCTGGCTCAGAATGCACCAGACGCGTCCAGACACGCCTGGCTCATAGCACCACGCGTCAGGACCTTCCTGAACGGCGATCACGTGATCATCAAGGAATGGCGCCTTACGCTCGATGCGGTTCACTTCACGCAGCTCCTGTGATACCACGCAAAGCGCGTCTGCCGCTTGTTCGCGTTGAAGGTGATGACCTTCACGCGCCACGACTCTTTCAGCGTGTTGAGAACGCCGTCGCACGCGCCGCACGAAGTAACGGCGAAGACTGGCTCCTTGCGCGGCCCACCCCGCTGCGCCTTTACTGCTGCCATAGCACCTGCCTTGCAATCCACACGACCGTGGCGAGCGCCAAGATCACGTAGATCGTACCCGCTGCGGCGTTACCACGACGTGCGGCCTCCTGCAAGGAGACAGCAACAATAAACGCGAAGAACAGATGCACGACCGCGATCAGCAAGCCGAACATCTCAAAGCCATTCATCGGTCAAACCTGTTCAGAATGCGGACAAGATTCTCAGTTGCCTTCTCCACTGCCTCCTGAACCGTCGCGCCGCTGTAGGATATCTCCCCGTCCTCGTCGTCAAGAATGACGTGCCACTGCTTGCCAATCTTGATCGCCTCGGCGAATCGGAACCCTGCTTGTGCAGCCAAGATCTCAAGTTCCTTGAACATCATTCCTCCATCTTGTCGGTGATGACGCGGTAGGCGTCCTCAGGCGACAGGTTGCTAGTGTCCACGGTAAGGTCTGCCGTCGAGTCTGTCCAGCCCCTTTCGGTGATGTCAGCCGTGCCGTAGAGCGCCCCGCCCATCCGACCCTCGCGGATCTCTGGCGCGGCCGTCAGGCGCACAATGAAGAATCGAGGGTCAATCTGCTTGAGGTAGCGCACCTCAGCGTCAAGCCGGACGTCATCCACGACCACGCCGTAGCCGTGCCTCTTGATCTCGGCATAGTCGCGCGCCCATACACGCAGCCAGAAGTGCGTGTCTACGGCGCGCATCGCCCCGCCGAGGTCTTGCAACAGCTCACGCCCAGTGAGCGTCGTATCGCCAAAGTGCCGCCGCACCGTCAGCGTGTCGCTCTTGGTGAGTGCTGGATACGCCATCTCCGCAATGTGCTTGATGGCGTCGGCAATGCCGTGCCGCTGATAGCCACGGTGCTCGACCAAGAGCGAGCCAATCGTGGTCTTGCCGCTTCCTTGCGGCCCAAGAAACGCCACGCTCCTCACGAGAGCACCATCGCCTCAGTGATCGGCAGAAAGCCGACCACTTTGCGGATCTGATCGCGGTTCTCAAAGTTGGTCGTCGCTGGCAGAATGCGCTCCTCCCAGATCGGCTCTTTGATGCGATACAGGTCCCAAGCGTAGATGCCTCGTGGCGTGCTGTTGATGTATGCCGGTCGAGCGGATCGCTTGCCAGCCTCTTCCAAGAGCCAGTCCCACTTCACCTGCTCAATGAGCAGCTCAGGGTAGTGCGTCTCTCGGCATTTCAACTCCAAGATAAAGTCCACTCGTCCCATCGGCGTGTCGTACCACGCCGTGCAGTCCCAGTGGCTGAATCCATACTCCATCCGCTCAAGGTTTGGCACCGTCGTTTCTTTCAAGTGCTCAAGCAACTGTTGCTCGTTCATCGTGCTCCCCCTCTCAAGATTTCACCAACAGATTTGATGCCGATTCCGTTAGTAAGAGTCTTCTCTTCTCTACTCTTCTCTACTCTACTCTTCTCTAGCGCGTTACTGTAACGTTGCTCAGACCCATTTTGAGCACGGTGCTTAGCCACTCGTTGAGCCGACGTCGGGTCGACTTGCCATCGAGACCAGTTCGAGACGGTCACGAGACCGCCTTGAGACACCTCCAAGAGACCCTCGGCAATGAGTCGAGGGATGGCGCGTCCAAGCCTCGGCCCAATCACCGTTGCCAAGTGCGTTCGGTCGCGGAACTCGCCACCTTTCCGCATCCCCTTCGCCACCTCAAGGATCGTGATGAAGGCGCGGAACTGCGTGTCGGTCAAGCTGCTGATGACGGCATCCTTGTGTGCTTGTGCTGACCACTTGATCCAAAGATTCACGTTGTCCTCCTCTCAGCCGTTAGAACGGCAAGTCTTCAAGGCTGTCTTCAGGCACCAACTTCGGCGCCGCCGGCGCAGGCGAGTTCTTCGCCACAAACTCGCGGCTTGGCTTGTCCTTGCACCAGCCGCCGTCAGGCGTCTTGTGTGACGCCGCCCAGAATGGGTTGTACGGCTTGCCAGTTGCCTTGCTCACGCCGCCAGGCTTGAGCGTCCACGCTTCGCCGTGGCTACAAAATTCCCCGCCGACATTCTCGGCAAAGAGCATTGCAGCCTTTGCCGCAAGGATCGCGTCGTCCGAAGCCGTCCCAGACCCCTCCGTAGAATCAACGGAGATGGGTCTAGGAGCCACGGAGAGGCGCGGAACCTTGCCAAGTGGTATCCCAGCACCACCTGACGCCTTTTCGGGGCTGTAGAGGCTTCTGCCAATCCCTAACACGGCTGCTGCGCGGCGACGACTGTCTGTCACGCTGGACTTCAGGGGCTCCTCATCGCGGCCAGCAGCGTTGGGATAGCCAGCCTCCTCAACCGTTTTCGTCACGCCCTCGTAGGTCACAATCAGCCGACCACGGACAACCGCTGTGGCTGCGTCAATCAACTCCCACGAGAACGACCATCCCATCGTTCCGAACACTTCATCAAGCCGACCATCAATGGCGCGCACATCTGCGTATGTGTACGTCATCCCAGAACGCCCAGGCCGATGCTTGAGGTCCTTTTCCTCGAATGGCGCCAGCAGCGCCTCGCTGATTTTCTTGCTCACGATCCCTCCTCTGTCTTGAACCTAAAGACTCGCGCACCAGACTTTTCTGCGGTGTGGCGCTTGACCGCTTCGGCGTAGGTTTCCGGCGCGACTGCTTGCAGGGTCTCTGCAACTTTCTCCCAGTCCGTCTTGACCGTCGCCTTGTTCTGCCTCCAGGTCGCTGACCAGCCGTTGCCGATCAGTCCCGCCTTCTCGCCGATGCCTTCCTTCAGGCTGATGGCGAGGTTCTGCAACTCCTGATCGAGCAGCGTCGCCTCGTACTTCTTCTCGGCGTAGAGCTGCGCTACTCGCTCAATGCCAGAGTCAGCCTGATTCCATTCCTCGCTGGTCTGCGGCACGACCGCAGCCAGCGCGTCGCTGTCCTCGCCACTCAGCGTTGGTGGCGTCTGACTTGCGAGCAGATTGCGGAACTCCACCGCCTTGCGGTAAAGGTTGGTCTGGTAGTCCAGATCAGCCTCTACGCGCTCAATGCGGAAGACAAGTCCACCGAGCAGCGCCGCAACGTCGCACCACGGTGCGCCGGTCACGAACATCTGCCATTGGACTTGCGCCTCAACCTCTGGCGGAACTGGGTACAGACTCCAGCGTGGTGAGGTGCTGGTCTTGATTTCCACCAAGCCGTCCTCGCCAACGATGGTGCGGTCGAGCGACGCCATCACCCACGGCATCTCCTTCAATCGGACAATGCCGTTGCTGCGGCGCAACTCGCGGCCAGTCTCCATCTCGTAAAACTCAGCCACCGTGTTCTCCAGCAGGATGCCGCGAATCGCAGCAGCGCCCACTGGATCTGGCGTGTATTTCCCGAGCTTTTCTGCCCACAATTGGTAAGCCGTCTTGTACGGCGACAATCCCGCGATCACCGCCGCTTCGGTCGCCGTGATGCCGTCAGCCCGAAGTGCGAACCACTCTGGACTGCGCTGCTCTGCCTTCACGAACTCGTATTGCTTGCTCACTTGCCCTCCTCTCGCCATCGGCGATCTACTTCTACGATCCTCCTGCCAATCCATTCGGCGACTGGAGCCACCACGCCGTTGCCGCAGCAGCGGTAGCGGTGTGAATCCAGACCGACTGGGAGCAGATCATCCTCGTCTTGCGTGCCACCTACAATGGCGTGCGTCGTCCGAACGTCGCCCACGTCAAACGAGTTCAGCGTGTTGGCGACATCTCCTTCAACCCAAGTCTCTGAGTCCTCGTTCGTTTGTGCTCGTGCTGACTTACGAAAGACCGTTGGCACTGCCCTTCCTGTGTCAATCGTCGGAGCCTGACCATCGGTCCCAAAGATTCGTTCAGATTGCGGGGAATCAAGACCTCCACCAGTTAGCGATCCAACCAAGACTGGCTGATCGTCCAACCGTCTGGCCAGCCCATTAGCCGTTCGCACTCCGTCGGCGTCAGGCGACGCACCGATGACAAGTTGATTCCCTCCTGCTCCTTCTGAATCAACCCATTTGGCGTAGTGGGCTTGGAGAGTGCTAGCGACTCCAGAGCCGTCTCTAACGCCGCTGGAAGCACCTTGCCTCTTCGGTTGGCTCGGCGAAGGATGCCGCTCGCAGCCTTCGCACTCAAGGAGAACCTCGCCGGCGCGGTCGGATTCAAGACTTGCGACAATGAACACTCTTCGGCGTCGTTGGGCGACTCCGAAGTATCGAGCGTCCAAAGTTCGCCACGATACGCCATACCCGAGTTGTTCCATTTCATAGAGAAGCCGTCCGAAGTCAGCCCCTTTGTTGGAACTGAAGAGCCCAGGGACATTCTCCAGCACAAGCCACCGAGGTCGTCGCTGCTCCACAAGGTCAAGGAAGGTGAAGGCGAGGCTGGATCGCTTGCCTGCGAATCCAGCTCGCTTGCCTGCGACGCTGAGGTCTTGGCAAGGGAATCCTCCACTCCAGATGTCTGCTTCTGGGATTGCATTCGCGTCCACCTCCGTGATGCTCCCCAGATTCGGAGCGTCTGGGAATCGCTCTGCCAACACCGCGTTCGCGTAAGGGTCAATCTCGCTGACGCTGACCGTCTCAATGCCAGCGCGCTCAAAGCCGAGGTCAAGTCCGCCGACGCCGCTAAAGAACGACGCGTGCTTCACTTGCCCTCCTTCTTGCGGTCTTTCTTTGCGAACCCTTCGCCCTTGTAAACCACTGCCGGTGTCGTGTAGATCATCCGCATCCAGCGGCCACACTTCTCGCAACGCGGGTTGTAGACCTGCGTCATCGAGTGCGTGTGCTCTTCGCGGTGTCCGCAGTCGCCGCAGCGGTACTGGTACGTCGGCATCAGCCAGCAACTACGAACAGCACGACGAGCAACCAGAAGCCCAAGATGCCAATCGCAATGTCGGTCAACTGATCAGCGCGCTCGCTCTGCTCGCCAAGAAACTGTGTGCGAATGCCAACTCGTTTATAGACCTTTGGCTCAGTCTCTCTGTTGAGTTTCATCGCATTGACCCCAACGCCAAGAGCAGCACCATTGCTGCGATGAATGTCGCCATTGCCAGTGCCTCTTTCACGAACGTCATTTCCTTCTCCTCAGCAGCCCTGCCAACTTGGTCAGGTTCCTCGCTGCTGTAACGATGGTAGACCGTTGCGAAACGGCTTGTCAAGGGGTAGCCCCCAGGCTGGAGGAGGTCAGCCTGGGGGAGTGCCGGCAGAGCCGGCATCGTCATCGTCCTCGCCTGCAAGGTCCACAACCACCTCTAGGCACCCTCGGCAGATCGCGTAGGACAGGAGCGCAGAATAGCCCACCGTCAGGCTCACTTCCTGCTCACAAAACTTCCAAATACGGCCGTGCTCGCCGCAGACGGTGCAGATCCCAGTCAGGTCTGGCTTCGGCGCCGGTGGACCCGACAGGAACGGCATCAGCGCAAGCGGATCAGGTACTCAGCTGAGACCTCGCCATCGCCGTCAAAGAACATCAGCCACTGCCCAGGCTCGCCAGAAGCTCCGAC